GCATCTCCTTTGGAGGCATCTAAATTTTTCTCCATGAGAGAAAAATTTAGGCATCTATATTATTTCAAATATAGGCATCCATAGCATTTGTATAGGCTTCCACCCGGAGTAGCAAAGGTGGGCATATGGACTTAGCTTAGGCTAGGTGCTGAGCACATCCCGGAGGACCCTTCACTAGGTAACATGAATGTTACACTTCGTCATAGACGGTATCATTGGCTAAACATCCAATGACATCACATACGTCATCGCAACAATAACAATGACAATATGGAATAAATCCACAACTCTGGCATAAGCCCGAGCGTGGTCACTCCTCACAAACCAAAAAGTTTGAGGGAGGCTTCACACCAGGTAAAGGTGTCGTGGAAACATAAAACTTCACGACCTTCACCATGTTGGGAGCATTAGCCGCCGGCGCCGCATCGAATTGCCACACAAAATTATATGAGGACTTAACATCGGAAACGGTGGTACCTGGTTGGAAAACCATTTGCCTGGCGCAATATTTTCCGGCCTTCACTCTAATCCGATTGGGAGCATTCGGACCAGTGGCATTGGATGGGTCAAAATCATCCTTAAAGCCGGCATAACCATCGGCTTTGCAAATGAACCCATACATCACAGAATAGACCTTCGTAGTATCATGTAAGGTCTTTATCTTCCCCAGCTCAGTACGCATGGAGGCATAGGCAATGTCACCTGAACCCCAGGAAGTAGGAAATTCAAACCCGGAGACTTCATGCCATTGTTCACCTGGGAATGACTTCCAGGTAGGTAATCCGATAGGCATGGAACCAACCATCATATCAGATGGTTGTGAACGCTGCTGTTGAGCCCAATTTCGGGAACGGGCTGTAGGCTTGCGTCTTCCACCGCGATTAGCGGGGGCATTATTCATAGGTGAGTACCATTTACCATTCACCTCAATAGCATTGCTAGTATTAGACATGTTGTGTGTGAAAAAGGGACGGAAAGTAGAGGAAAAGGCTTCTCAAGACAAGAACCCCCACGCGACCCGCGTCCGGGGGACCCAAAATAAGGGTATCCATCCCACAACACTGTATAAATCACGGATTCGGGGTATTCTGCCCCTGCCCCTTTGAAGCGGTTGACAGATCCTCGTACACACCATTTCCAGACACAACTTTTGAATCAATGTCGGCTTTAGCAGCATCAGCGATTCTCGCCGGTGGGCTCTTTCCTTCGGAAAACGACGTTGTAAAATCTATCGATTCCGGTAAATCGTCAGATAATTGCAATCTCGGAGCAGCGGTAAATTTCTCAACTGCTTCCTTGCAAGTGAACTCGTGTGCCATATACGAGCGAAGTAGTCCTCGTGTAATCTTATCGGTTAGGACATTCTTCACTCTCATCTCATCTGCAACTGACATCGAGGTTCCAACATCCTCGGTATATCGCATCTTAGCAGTGGCGCAATTGTCCCACATGGGAATTAATCGACCAAGTGGGGCGTTAGGCTCCGAATTTGGGGCGGTAGTCTGTATAAACAGATGCAAACCTTTCCCCGCATACGCATCCTTCATCCTGATAGAACGTTCCCATCCGAATGAAAACATAAAAGCTTCATTAAGAGGGAACTTTCCAACTGCTTTCTCATCTCCCGTCGCGAGATACTTTATTCGAATCTCAGCGGTAGCGAAGGTAGACTTCAAGATCCTAGGCACCCAAATCAAAAAGATATGGGGATGATCTACATTAATAGATTTCCGGACCTTGGTAATCAATGCGGTTGCAATTGAGCGGGTATTTTCATCACACAGCTCAAAGCTAGTGTGGGAATTATTCTTCAGCTCAAGAGGAAAACATGCCTGAAACATTTTCAGGTTGGCATTCACGGAAGTCAGCGCACCAGTAATTTGCTTGTACAAATCTTCTTCATTGGCGGCTGTCATGACGATGGGCTTTGATTTAACCAGAGCCATATCTTCTGACTAATATATAGACAGGAAAACTTCAGCGATTTTAGAAGTTCTTCTCGAACGAGTACTCCTCAACAGAAGCTCAGGTGATGAGGAACCACCTTAAAACGAGCTTATCCCGTACAAGCGAGGGTATTCCGTTGGTAACGGAGAGGATAATCACTCTCAACGTTCTTTCTTTGAGTTCAAACGTATCGGATTCCACCGATTAGTTGTTCTCAGAAGTTGTCCACAAGCGAAACTTCCACTGCATCCACAGTTAAGTAGGTAGTGGGA